CCAAGTAGCCTCCCAGAATGATATGCCCATTACTTCTGCGAGTGTGAAAGTGTCTTTTTCCATTGTATATACTCCTCTTGGATTTGCACTTGCGTTGATACTATTGTATCATTATAGATGCGTTAATTTTCTCACTTTTTTATTGACGATTTTGATAAAATTGGGAACCCCCGAAGGGATTCCCTGTAGTTATTTTTTACGAGTCCACGATTTACGATTTTTATTATTTTGTGACCGTGTTGTAGTACGTAAATTTTTTGGTTTGTTATTGGATCTATTACGATCACGATGATCAATAAATCCATTGGTTTTTTTACCAGTAGTCATTTCTTTGACAATACGATGTACATACACTGCTTTGCCATCAATACGAACTGTTTTGTAGCCGTCTCCATGATTAGTACCTGCAAGAGACCCCGCAGCTTGACGACCACGAGACTCTTTCCAGTATAGCTGACCATTTTTGAGCTTGAAGAGATTTTTCCATTTCTTCATTATAGATGCTCCAATTTCCTCAGTTTTTTATACGGGCTTAGCGATATTTGTAGTTGCGTTCTTTGTTTTGTGCGTTAACACCACTAGCAATAGTTGGCAGCATTTTAACAATTTCTTGTCTTGTTTGCCGTGATACGTCACCTGTAATGGAAAGATTAACTACTGTATTAGATTTACCTTGATTATTCATAAATCTATCTACTTTATTAGCAGGTACAACTAGTTCTCCTGGAGTTAGCATTGCTGGAACGCTATCTACTCCTACACGAGAGTAAGGTGTATTAGGCACAATACCGCCTGAATTAAATGGTAAGAAAGGAATACTTCCTAGTACAGAACTAAGATCAAAGTTTTTAAATAGAGTTCCGATAGATCCAATAATTTTACCAATAAATCCATCTTTACCAAAAATACCTTTAGTAAAGTCAATTATACCTTTAAACCCAACACCACCTTTAGATTCTGATTCTGCTGATTTTAAACCTTCTTCTAGCTTTTTACCTGTTTCCTCGGTAATTCCTTCACCTAGTTTAAACAAAGAATTAAAGAATTCTGTTAGACCACCGCCTTCGGCAGTTAGTCCTTTAAACAAAGCATCAGTAAACCCTGTAACAACAGCATCAATTACAGACATAGTAAACTTATCTAATAGTAGTTTGCCAAAGTCTTTAAAATCACCTGTAGAAATTGCTTGTACAAGACCATCTTTAAAAGCTTGTGCAAAATCAGTAGCTGTCTTTTTACCTAAAGATTCTCCGTCAGATTTCTTAGGAGGGGAAATTGTAGAACCATCAGCCGTTGTTATAGTGCCAGAACCAGTAATTGAGGCTATTCTTGCATAAACAGAATCAAGCCCTTGTTGTGCGGCGTCTCTTTGTCTAACTGCTGCACTAATGCCTGTATTACTTCCTGTCTGTTTATTGTAATCAAACTTCCTTTTAGCATCTGCAATAGCTTCTAAAAATAGCTGTTCATCTGCTCGTAAACCTTCTAACTGAACTTTTTGCCAATCACTAAGTTGAGCCGTACCCCCCATAAAACCAAGAGGTTTAATTCCTGAGTTTAGTGCAGCAAAGAATCCTGTTCCAAACTTAGATACAGCAGAGGCTTGAATAACAAATTCTCCATTAGAAAGCATAGCAGGAATTTGATCATCTTTAGGCCCACCTGGACCTCGTATATAGCCGCCTGAGGCATAACCACTCGATTCAAGGAAATTAATAAATCTTTTTAATAGACTATTTTCTGAGGCAGTTCCTCCTACTTTATTATTAGAAAAAGTTCCTCCGATCTCACCAGCAGCTGTTCCAGATTCTCCAAAGGGATTTAAATTTGAAAAGAAGCTAGTGATATTATCTTTAAATCTATCCCAGCCTGAGATTAAACCATCATAGATAGCATTGCCTATATCTACAACCCAAGCGTCAATATCTGCAACGCTGGCTGTTAAGGCAGCAACAATAGAACCAAGAATACCGCCAACAATAGCGCCACCGATAGCACCAAAAGGACCAAATAAAAGGCCTACAGCAGCACCAACACCGCCGCCTTCTATTGCACCGAGTAGTAATGCTTTATCTACCTTGCCGACACTTTCATCAAGAAGGCCTTCAACACCACTAGAAATACTATCTGCAATACCAACCACTAGGAGTCCCGAAAAAAGACCTCTTATGAGTGCGCTACCGATTGCAATACCAGAGGCGGTTGCTTTGTCTAATATTTTCTTATCATCTTTAATATCTATTAAAGTTCCGCTTAACTTAGTACCAAGAGCACCAACGGTAAAGCGAGCACCAATAGCTGTTAAAATAGTTTTAACAATCCAAGCACCTGTGCCAATAACTCCGTTTCTAAGTATACCTACAGCAGTAGCTCCAGCAACTGCAAGAGCAAAAGCGCCTCCAAGCTTTTCAGTCATTGGGCCAATGTCAATATCTAAGCCTTCTGCTAAACCTGCTCCAAATTCTCCTGCTGCATCAATAATAGCATTAATTAGTCTAGTACCAAAACCTTCTTGTCCTGCGTCATCTTTAAAGAAGTTAATAACTCCATCACCAATTGCACGACCAATATCTTTAGTTGTAACCCCAAATATACCCTCGTCATTTAAAAATGATAAAGCTTGTGGCAAAAAGGCAACTGCAGCAATACCAAGAGTTATCGGTGCAGTAATAATGCTAAGGAATCCTGCTGCAATCACATAACCTAAACCAAATAAAGCACCCTGAATTGCAGAATTTCTTAGTTCATTTGGCAAAGCTATTACAACTGCACCTGCAAAGGCGGCTCCTGCCGCTAACCACTTGTTTCTATCTGCAAAACCACCTTCTCTTAAAAATCCACCTTCGCCTAACAGTCCACCTACTCTATCCTCTTTTCCATTTTCTTGAGCAAATTCAGGAATTGGAGTACCTTTAATAAATTTATCAATACTTTTACCTAAATCATTAGAAAACTTATTAGAAACTTCTGAGAGTCTTTGACTAAGTTTTGTTAAATAGCCTAGAATACCCCCATTAGCCGCAATATCATCGGTGAATAGCTTAAATGTTTCCTGGAAGGCAGATTTTTTTGTAATAAAGAAGTTCATACTCTCTTTAAAAGAATCTGACTCAGTTACTGCATTTTTAATTGCAGAAGAAAAATCATTAATGGCCTTTATTGCTGTATAAAAGAAACTTGCAATACCGCCGCTACGTCTGCTCTCTCTACCCTTTTCGTTAAAGGGATTTACTTCTTCATACCCTAAAAAGATATTTTTAAATTCATCAACAAACTTACGACCCCAAACTTTAACTTCTCCTAATACACCTGTTAAAAGTTGTACGTAGTACCCGCTACCAATAGCATATTCGCCTTCGTCAAATATTTTACGCCACCATGAATTACCAATGATTGCGTCATACATATTCTTAAATACTAAAATTACTGCATTTTTCCAAGTTTCTAAAGTATTTAATACGTACGATACATTCTTAATAGAGTTTTCAAGATTAATAACAGGTATAGATTTGAAGAAGTCTAAATTTTTTATTCCTTCATAAGCTTTTGAAAATCTTTCTCTAAAGGCTTCAGGGTCAAAGTCAAATTGGAATAAACTTAATAAAGCTTTCTTTACATCTTCAACAACAAAAGCAACATCATAGGCAAATTTGTAAAATACAATTTGAGCCTTAGATATTTGAATTACTGCATTGTCTGCAATGTAACTAAACGCTGTAGTTAATAATTCAATTTTACCTGCAGTACTGCCTGAGAAATCAAAGACTTTATCAATTTCAGACAAGGCACGAGTAAACTCGCCCTTCATAATCTCAGTTAGTTCATTTACTGTTGGTGTTAAAAGCTCAAACTCATCACGAATTTTAGGGAGTTGCTTTAATAAAGAGTCTGCAAGAATATCTGATGTAATTTGACCATCAAAGGCCATCTCTCGAAGTTCTGCACGACTAACACCTAATGCTTGTGTAAGAGCACTTAAAATTTCAGGTGCGCCTTCTGAAACAGAGTTAAATTCTTCACCACGAAGAACCCCAGAGGCAAACGCCTGACTAAGTTGAAACAAAGCTGCTTGTTGAGTTGCTAAAGGCTGTCCACCAATTTTAGTAGCCTTATTGATAGCTTCTGTAATTTTTAAAAAATCACCACTAGTTCTATTTGTACCTTGAAAAGATCTTGCAAGTCTTTGATAGTTAGTAGCAGTAGTTGTAATACCAGTTCTAGACTCAATTGCAAGTCTATTAAGTCTTAGCATTGTTGCAGAGACTGGCTCTCCTTCTTTGGCAACAAGTTTTAATCTGTTTTCTAGCAACTTAAAGCTGTCAGCTGCTTGAACAATACCTTTAACAGTTACAAACCCTGAATAAGTAGCAATTGCGCCTTTAATTGCAGTTGCTAAGCTTTGTGTTGCCTTTTCTATATTACCAACTGACTGTTCAACCTTTTTAAGTTCAGAACGAGCCTGTTGGGAGTTCGCACGAACTCTAATTGTTACACCACTCATATTTCCTCCATTAATAAAATAGCCCCCTAATGTTCTCGATAATGAGAAGCCATCAGAGGGCGCTTTTTATTCAGGGGTAAGAATACCTATTTTTGTCAATACTTGTTCGATAAAATATTTTGGGGCTTGTTTACTATGCCCTTGATTTAATCGATCAATGTATTCTACGTCATTTATAATTTCACCTTCAGTAAAGCCAAATTTATCATAACGCTTTTTATTACGCCACCCACTTCTAGCTCTGCCAGTATCTACTGGTGTTACTATTTTAAGTGTTTTAGTGGCATAATCTATTTGTTTATCTAGTTCTAGGCTTCCGACTCTAGCCATTTCTTCTTCAACTCGTTTCATTTCTTTTTTAAAGTCAACGATGTCTATAGAAATAAATTCACTCATGAGCTATCCTTTAGTTGGTTTCCAGCCAGAAGAATCTCCATTCTTTGCTTTTAACATCATATCGAGGAATCTCCCTTTTGGGACTGCCTGATCAGGAACTTGTTTCTTCTCTGATCCTGCTTTTATAGCCTTTAAGCTAGAGAATAAACTTTCGGCAGAAGCTTTAACGCCCTGTGATCTAAGCAACAAGTATGTTCTTTGATCTTCTCGCCAACCTACTGGACGTCTTTCGAAGAAGTTAATCCAATTAATAAACTCAGTATAGGGCATTTCTTGTTCTAATTTGTAAACAGGAATACCTAATGTATAAGCTATCTCATAGACTATTTCTTCTTTATCGGTTAGTTTCCCACTTCCCCTAGTCCAGCAATACTCATTATACCGCTAGAAAGATTAGTTAGTTCTCCAATAGGAAAGTCATTAAATTCCTCATCGGTAATTTCGTCTGCGCCGATGACCGCTAGACGTATAACGTCTCGAATTAAGGCTACATCATCATAAACTTCTTTTTTATTTTGAGCCTTTTTAATTAAATCTTGAATATGCAATACTTCTGAGACTGTTAACTTCTTAACGTCTACATTTTCTCCCATAAACTCAACTTGTTCTAAAATACGTTTTCCAACTAAATGTTTCATCGAATCTTATCTTTCTCTTCAAATAATTCTTTATTATGAGCCTGAAAATCATCAAGCATTTTACGAACTTTATGTAGGGTATCTAGAGTTTCCATAATCTCTTTACCCATTTCTGAATCATTATCAAAATCTTGAAAACGTTCAAAACTCTTTCGAATGCTAATATCTACACTACGTCTCATATGACGAAATGTAGTACGCATAACAAATGTTTTACTAAATGGTTTATCCATAATACATATAACTCTCTAATAATAAGGAAGCCCCCAGAGGAGCCTCCTTCTTTAACGTCAGCTATTAAGAAGCTGCTACTGTCGCAGGACCAAAGAAATCTGATTGTGCTGACAAAGTAACAGTTGCTGTTGTAGCATCTGTCAATGCAGGGTTAACCAAAATAGCTTCGATTTTACCTTTGAAGTAGAATTCTGTGTTGTTTGCAGCAATTGTTGAGGCAATTGAATCTGCCAAAGACAATGATGATGCGCACATCAAGAAACGGAAATACACTTCAGTACCGATTAGGTTGTGGAAGTCTTCCATATCTGAGGCAACATAGTTTACTGTTACTTCTAGAGTAGGAGCATCCGCTTGACCTTGGATCTGGGAGGATGTGTTTTGTCCATAAACTGGTACGTTTACAATGTTTGCAGGAGTACCAATTGAAGGGAATTCACGCACAGAAGGCATACGACTAATGTCTGCTGAATTAGCAGTATCAAAGAGTGCAGCATACCCTGAAGCAGTCTCTGACGCAGGATTCGTAGAGCCGCTATAAATGTCTAGGTAGGAAAAAATTCCTGCACCTAGTGATGAAATATGAGCCATTTATTATTCTCCATATATTTTAAATGGTATGATATAGCTAGCACTATAAAGTGCCTTATTAGATGGGTCTAACCCTTCCACATTTAAATAAGATGTGTGTAGCTCTGTCCCATTAGTTAATTGTTTGTTTTGTAGTACAGTATCTAAGGTATCACTGATTTCCATAATTCTAGACTGGCCTTCACCCGCTGATACGAAAATTTTAACAGCAACAATTCCAGATAACTCTTTTATTCCACCAAAGTTAAAGTTTTCACTGCTACTTGGCATAACATTAAGTCTACAAAATTCTGTTTCATCAGAAATTGTACCTTGATAGTTATCAGGATAAACATCTATACTATGAGTAGTCCAAGAAGAAGAACCAAATACTCCTTCAATATCGTCTAAAACGCTATCAAACATTATTTGACCTCCCTACTTAGCTGTGCCTCAATTACAAAGTTATTATCACTATAATCAACAATATTATAAGACTTAGTCCCTACAGTTAATGTATCATAAACTGAAAGATCTATTCCTGACTTCATAAGAGCAGTGGTTATAAAACCTTCTCCTGAAGCTTTTTGTGCTGTTTGTATAATGACTTCTACAGTTATAGTAGTTGATGTACTTACTGTAGATCTTGAAGCAAAGTCATAGCCAGAGACATTTTTACTAGAAAGTGTACCTTGTTGTACTAAATCACCTGCAGCCGCAAATGCTTTATTAACAGCTGCACTTACTTTTGCAGATAATGACATTAATTAGCCCTCCACCAAGAACCACCCATACCAATTCCATCTCGACGAATTAAAGGTCTTAATGGTCTTATAATTATAGAGGGCGTAATAGAGGTTTTTGTTACATCATTATTGCTATCTGACAAGCTAATACTACCAACAGAAATACTTTCAAAAGTTTGAATTTTCTGAGCTAGTAAGTCTTCATTTTGTACAAGATGTAAAGCTTGTTCATATACTGCAATTTTAACTTGGGACGGAACCTCGTCATTTGCAACCGTGATCTGTTGACCCATTCGGGGATCGTAGTAAATTGCATTTTTACGAGGCCACGCTAGAGCTTGAGAAGAGCTAACAGCAGCACCAATCCAATGACGTTCATCAATTAATTGAGTGGCTGTAACTAGAGCTTGCTCCTTGGTTTCGTCATTCGAACTATCCCATTCAGCGGCATCAATTCGAGTTTCAAAATAAGTATCAGCATCGGCTATAGTTACATAGCTATTTGTATTTAGAACTAAAGCCATTAGCTCCTCCTAATTCTTATGAGTGGAAGATAGGCAAGATGCCTAGGTTTAGTGCATCCATCTTACGAGTCCATGAAGCAGCCGCACCAAGAGTTGTGTTAGTTGCAAATGCGTTTGTTGCACCTGCCCAATCATAACCTTGTGGATGCATTACGAAACCATAACGATACCAAATGTTTGTAGAACCACCACCTGTGTAAGATGCTGCATCACGATCTACTTCTACAGGTGTAGGAGCTGAAATCGGAGCATAAGCTACAGACTGAGGCTTAATAACAAATGAACACTTAGTTGACTGTGCGTTTACGTCACCTGCAGAAGTTGTTGCACGTTGACTTGCACGAGTCATTACTAGACGGAATTTACCACCAAACAGTGTGTTAAACTGTAGGTTGCCATCTGTGATGATTGTTTCATCAACAACGTTAGCAGCACGCATTTCAGCCATTGTTTCTGGTGAAGTTACTAGATACATGAAATCTGGTTCCATGTCTTTGTATGCCATGCC